GATATACAAGAGCGTTAGCAAGATCAATGGCACATACAAAGCAGGTTAAAGCTGCTGCCACTTTAAATAATGCTTTTAATTCAAGCTTTACAGGTGGTGACGGAAAAGAGCTTTGTGCAACAGATCACCCTCTAGGTGGTGGTGGAACATTTTCAAATGAGCCATCAACAGCGGCAGACCTTAATGAAACTTCATTAGAAAATGCTCTTATTGACATTTCAAACTTTGTTGATGAGAGAAATATGATTGTTGCATTAAGAGGAATGAAATTAATTATTCCACCTGCATTACAATTTGTTGCAGACAGATTATTAGAGTCAACTTTAAGACCTGGTACATCTGACAATGATGTCAACGCAATAAGAAACATGGGAATGTTACCAGAAGGTTATACAATTAACCATTTCTTAACAGATACCGATGCTTTCTTCATTAAAACTGATGCACCTAATGGGTTTAAATACTTTGAAAGAACACCATTAGCGACTAGCATGGAAGCAGACTTTGACACAGGAAATATGAGATATAAAGCCAGAGAGCGTTATGCTTTTGGTTTTTCTGATCCACGTTGTGTGTTTGGTTCACCAGGTGCATAAACGAACAATTGTTCGTTTTTATACAAAGGGGTCTTTCCAGACCCCTTTTTTTTATGTATACTTAAAATACCTTGACGAGGAATAACCCTCGACATTTGCCACGACAAGGAGATATACATGGCTAATACAACATTCTCAGGTCCAATTAGATCTGAAAGCACACTTAAAACTATTAGTAAAAATGCAACCACTGGAACAATTACAGAAATAACAACTATTGGTGGAGCACCTGTTAGCTTATCTGATGGTAACGTAACTTTAACAAATGCAACACATAGTGGTAGAGTTTTGCTTATTCCAGACGGAGGTCAAGATAATACATACACACTTCCAGCTCCGATAGCAGGTTCTATGTTTAGATTTGTTTATGCAGGTGGTGCTGCTGATGCCACTGATGCTATAATTGTTACACCTGGTAATTCTAACTTTTATATTGGTGGTGTAACCTTTTTAGATACCGATGGTAATGAAGTAAGCTCAGTATTTTCAGATGGAAACTCTAACAGTAGCATACAATTTAATGTCCCTGCTGGTTTTGACGTTACTATTATGGGTATTGACACAACTAATTATCAAATTTTTGGAAATGTTACATCAACAACAGCCCCTTCTTTTGCTGATCAATAATAGGAGATTTATATGGCAGACGCAGTTGCCTCACAAACTCTAGTTGACGGAAAGCACATTGCTGTACTTAAATTTACCAATATTTCTGATGGAACTGGTGAAAGTGCAGTAAAAAAAGTTGATGTATCAGCTTTAGCTACAAATCAACGTGGAGCAAGTTGCACAAGAGCCACTATAGAAAAAATATGGTGGCAGTGTAACGGTATGAAAGTGCAAGTGTTGTTTGATGCTTCAACTGATGTTTTGTGTATTGAGCTTGGTGAAAACCAAAGTGGTCACCATGACTATACAAGCTTCGGTGGTATGACAAACAATGCTGGCTCTGGTGTTACTGGTGATATTATGTTTACAACAGTAGGACATTCTTCAGCAGACACTTATACAATTACGCTCCAACTTAGAAAAAGTTATGAGTAATGCCTAGGAAGGCTAGTAAAAACCCTCCTAAAACAAAAAAATATTTCCGTTCTACAAAGAGTGGAGCGGGAATGACTAAAGCTGGTGTTGCTCGTTACAGAAGAGATAACCCTGGTAGTAAATTAAAGACTGCTGTAACAGGCAAGGTAAAGCCTGGTAGCAAGGCTGCTAAAAGACGAAAGTCATTTTGTGCTAGATCAGCAGGACAAATGAAAAAGTTTCCAAAGGCTGCTAAAAATCCCAACAGCCGTCTAAGGCAAGCTAGAAGAAGGTGGAAGTGTTAAATGACAAGTAAAGAATTACTTAAAATGTTGGAAAAACACGAACAAGTTTGTAACGCCAGATTTGACGGCATAAATCAAAAACTAAATAAACTTGATAATAGATTATGGATAATTGTATCATTAATCATTGTAGCTAGTGGATTGGAGCAGTTAATATAATGGTGATGAGTAGAGCACAAATGAGTCAACAAATCTCTAAGCCACCACATAAAAAAAAGAAAAAAATTAAAAAAATAGTAAAGGTGAAAAAAAATGCCAAAAGACGCTTGTTATCATAAAGTCAAAGCACGCTACAGAGTTTTTCCAAGTGCTTATGCCTCTGGAGCCATCGCAAAATGCCGAAAGGTAGGAGCAGCCAACTACGGAACAGGTGGTAAAAAGAAAGCTAAAAAGAAAGCTGAAGGTGGTGTCATTGAGCTAAAAAATGGTGGTAATGTTACTAAACAAAAGCGTAAAAGACCTGCAAAAAATCCAAATATAGCTCGTGGTTGTGGTGTTGTAATGAGCGATAGACGAAAAGTAACAAAGTTTAGATAATGGCTGTCCGTAAAACAAAAGCAGGTCTTGCTCTTAAACGATGGTTCAAAGAAGATTGGAAGGACCAAAGAACTGGTAAGCCTTGTGGGAGAAAAAAAGGAGAGAAGAGAGGAACACCTTATTGTAGACCGTCAAAAAGAATATCTAGTAAAACTCCTAAAACTGGATCAGAGATGTCAGCTTCAGAAAAAAGAAAACGAATAGCACAAAAGAAAAGGTTGGGACAACCAGCAGGCAAACCAAGAAGAGTTCAAGCAGTAAGACGAAAGAAAAAGAAATGACCTTAGAAATTAATTTAGAAGATAAAATTTGTAAGGAGATTAAAGCTTGGTCAAGACATGCACTAGAAACACCTAATTCAAGCTATAATAATTTACCTAGTTGCCCTTATGCAAAAAAAGCTTGGACAGATGATAAAGTTGGTTTTGCCTTTAAAAGAGACGAAGCCTATAAAATTGTGCACTCAATAATAGATAGTTATGACGACACTAAAGATTTAATAATTGTCGTAGACCTTGATTACGAAGATAATGAAAAATTTCACAAATATCTTACCTTTTTAAATCAAATAATACATGAAGGTGTATTTAAACAAAAAGATATTTGGGTAATGGGATTCCATCCTGATGATGATGTTAATGAACTTATAGATGATGGTTCATTTAACGAAATCGTTAACGAGGAATATGCTTTGATATTTGTTCAAAGACTTAGCAAACTTCAAGAAAGTGCAAATAAATTGAAGAAGCTAGGATATTATGATAATTATTATAATATGTACAATGTCAAAGAAATCTATGAGCAACGTGAAAACTATTATAGGAGACTAAAATGGCAATGAGCCCAAGAAAAATGATGGCTATGTCTAAAGACATGGCTAAAGCTGCTAAAATGATGATGGGTGGTGAAGCAAAACCTAAAAAAATGAGAGGTGGCGGAATGGCTATGAAACCAAAAAAGATGCGTGGTGGTGGCATGGCTATGAAAAAAATGAAAAAAGGTGGTAAAGCCTAATGGCAACATCAAGCTCAACTAACTTTGAATTAGATGTAGCAGAATATATTGAGGAGGCTTTTGAGCGATGTGGTTTAGAAGCTAGAACTGGGTATGATCTGCAAACAGCAAGACGTTCAATGAACATTATGTTGGCAGAATGGGCTAATCGTGGTTTAAATCAATGGACAATTGAACAAAAAACACAAGCTCTTACAGCATCTGATTCAGAGTATAGTTTGGGCACTGATATAATAGACATATTATCTGCTGTTGTTAGAAGAAGCGGTACAGACTTTAGTATGAGCAGAATATCAAGAGATACATATACAAACATACCTGTTAAAACTACAACTGGAAGACCTACACAATATTTTTTGGATAGACAAATAACACCTAATTTAAAAATATATCCTGCACCAGAAAATAGCACAGATGTTATTGTTTATGACGCTTTAACACGGATACAAGATGCTGATGCACAAGTAAACACAATGGAGATACCTTTTAGGTTTTATCCTTGTTTAACAGCAGGATTAGCTTATTATATAGCTATGAAAAGAGCACCAGATAGAATACAATTGTTAAAAACAGTTTACGAAGAAGAATTTGAAAGGGCAATGGGTGAAGATAGAGATAGATCATCTTTTACAGTAACCCCACAGTTATCATATT